ACGCAATGATTATGGACTTGAACGGTTCATAGTAAAACTGAGGGGGCGGGCAACTGCCCCCTCTTTTTCACAAGGGGAAAACATGAAGCGAGTTTTATATACAGACCCTCACACCGCCAAAGAGGTGGTTATGGATCAGCAGTCTGATGGCACTGACATCATTGAGACGACCCAGAGGTTCGACGGATTGATTAAGCTGAATAAGCAGATGAATAACGACTACCGCGCCCACGCTGCGGTAAACACGCAGCGTCATATACAGCATGTGGCGGAAATACCAAATGTCGTGTATAATCACCTGCTAGAGACACTAGGCCCGCCCGCCCAAAATCCAAAGGGTTGGAAGGCTTGGCTGAATAATAACGAGAACCGAGACTTCAGGACAGGCGGCGGAAACGTATAATGGCAATTGCGACTTACACAGATTTGCAGACATCCATAGCCAATTTTCTGGCTCGGTCTGACCTGACCGCGCAAATCCCTGACTTCATTGCGTTAGCTGAGGGGCGAATGAGCCGCGAGCTAGAGACGCGCAGCCAAGAGAAGCGGTCAACCGCATCATTAACAGCGGGCAACGAGTATATATTTTTGCCAAATGACATGAGGGAGATCAGGGAGGTAAAGTTAAACACCTCACCTCTTACTGTGTTAAAGTATTACAGCCCTGTTGCGCTTGATGAGCAGTATTCCTCAAACGGCCACGGCAAGCCTCAGGGCTTTAGTATTGTTGGGCTAGAAATGAAACTTCGCCCAATCCCTGATTCAAGTTATACTGCTGAGATAATTTACATTGGCGGCGTTGCCCCGCTGACAGTAGCAGCGCCAACTAACAATATCTTAATTCGATCTCCTGACGCCTATCTTTATGGAGCGTTAGCTGAGGCTTACGCATTTTTATTAGATGAAACTCGCGCCGCGCAATATATGGCTAGGTTTGACAAGGCGATGGAAGAAATAAAAGTGGATGAGCAACGCGCTCACTACGGCACAGGCTCGCTGCAAATCAGCAGCATCTATCAACGGCAATCGCAAGCAGCGGGGACTTAAATTATGTCTGCAATGAGTGACTATCTTGAGAACGAAATTCTCGACCACATCCTTGGAACCGGCGCATACACAATGCCAACATCCGTTCACCTCGGTCTGTCCACTGGCTCTTTTAATGACGACAATAGCGGAGTTGAGTTGTCGGGGAACGGCTACACGCGGCAGTCCATATCTTTTGATGCCGCTGTTTCTGGCACCGCTGATAACACGGCGGCTGTTGAATTTTCAGCAGCAAGCGCAAGCTGGGGTACGGTTACACACTTCGGCTTGTTTGACGCAAGCAGCGGCGGGAACCTTCTTATTCACGGTGCGTTTTCTACTGGTAAACTGATAGACACAGGTGACATCTTAAAGGTTAACGCTGGCGACCTAGATATCACAGCGGCTTAGGACTAGCCGGTGGCCTCTCTACAACAATTAGATTCTTGGGGGTCGTTAGACTCACTTGACGTTTATGGTCTTAATTTAGAGCAGTTAGATCAGGTAACGCTTCATGTGACTGACGGCTCGGCGGCTGTTTCCGTAACAGGTGCTTTGTCCGTTGTAAGAGAGTTGGCTATGCAGGCGTCTGTCGTTGGTGCCGCTGGCGTCACGGCATCTATGAAGCCTATTAGGCAGGTTACAGCGACAGTTAACATAGCTGCCACACAGTCAAGTTCTTTGTCTTGCATAAGGTCGGCAACCGCCAATGAAACCTTAGTCTTGTCGGCCTCAGGTGTGATGGCTCTTATAAGGTTTGCTGAGGCCGCAGAGAATGTTGCGGTTTCAGTTTCTTCTTTAGCGTCCATTACGCGCCCTGTGTCAGGGACGGCAAAAAACAGTCTGTCAGCGTCGATGTCGGCTAAGGTTTTGGGAGAAGACTGGGCGGACGTAGCGGCTGGTGCAGAAGTTTGGTCAGATGTGGCCTTAGGCTCACAGGTGTGGACAGATGTTTCTTTGGGCAATGAGGTTTGGGCAAGACAGTGATAGAATTAGGCGAATGGCTACCAGATCAAGCTGACATTATGAACTCCGGCGTTACGGTGGCAACAAACGTGCTGCCAGCGTTGAAGGGATATCATTCTATGAATGAGTTTGTGTCGTATTCAAACGCAGCGACCGGAACCATTAAAGGCATCTTTGCTGCAAAGGACGCTGCGTCAAACACTAAGCTATTTGCCGGTGATGCCACAAAACTTTATTTGCACAATTCGTCTACCAATAACCTAGACGACATTAGCAAGGCTGGCGGATACACGTTGACTGACAGTGAAAAGTGGAGATTTGTGCAGTTTGGCGATTATGCGATTTGCTCTGGCGGAATCGGTGAAACTTTGCAATCATTTGAGCTTGGCGCAAGCGCCGCATTTGCTGACTTAACAAACGCGCCAAAGGCCGATTTCGTGGCTGTTGTTCGTGATTTCGTGTGGACTGCAAACGTGGACACAGGGTCTGGCCGCGTGCCGTACCGCTGTCAATGGTCAGGATTTAACGACATAACAAGTTGGACGCCCGGCGTTGATCAGGCTGATTTTCAAGACCTACCAGATTCAGGCGCAATCACCGGATTAGTCGGGGGCGAATACTGCACGGTTCTTACTGAGCGTGCGATTTACCGCGCAACATACACCGGCCCGCCACTAATCTGGCAGTTTGACAAAGTCGTTTCTGAAAGGGGCTGTGCCTTTAGCGGTTCCGTCTGCAACTCAGGAAACCTTGTGTTTTTCTTGGCCTCTGACGGCTTTTACGCATTTGATGGGCAGAAAACATCACCTATCGGGTCAGAGCGCGTGAACGAGTTTTTCCTAAAGGACTTTGATTCAAACTATGACTATCGCATGTCATCTCACGTTGACCCGCTAAACGAAGTGGCAATGTGGAGTTACACCAGCACACAATCACCAACCGGCCAGCCAGACAAGATCATCATGTATAATTACGATTTGAATAAATGGTCTTTGGCTGAGATTGAGGCAGACCTTTTGTCGCCACTTTTTTCAGCAGGTTACACTGTCGAGGGCTTGAGCAACCTCGCCGCCACGGTTGACGGCCTAACCAGTCAGCTAGATAGCCGCCTATTTAAGGGTGGGCAGTATTTCTTTGGCGGGGCTTACGGAGACAAAATTTACACATTTTCTGGCGCACCTATGGCGGCTACGATTGAGACAGGAGAAGCCCCGTTAAGTATGGGCAAACACTCAATTGTCACTAGAGCTTACCCATACTACGAAGATGGAGACGTGGCTGTGTCTATCGGAACAAGAGACACTCAGGCCGCCCAGCACTCTTATTCTGTGGCGGCAACCCCAAACGCAGATGGCTTTGTACCCCTGCGATCTCAGGGTAGATACCACAGAGCTAAAATAGAGCTGTCTAATGGATGGGAAAAAGTTATCGGATTGGACATTGAAGCCAGAGGCATTGGCCGCAGATGACTAAAACCGTAAATCACAGGACACTGAACCCAATTACCGCTACCACCCGCGAGGTTGCTGAAGTTCTCAACAGGACGGTTGACGGCAAGCTAAACAGCGTTGGCACGTTCACTCTGCCGTCTGGCGGGGCTGATGTCACGGTCATAGACCCCCGCGCTGGCAAAGAAAGCGTTATACTATTTTCTCCGATAGCTACTCACTATTACGACCACGCCCCATATGTAAAAACAAAAAACAACGGCAGTTTTGTGGTAGGTCAGAAAAACCACGGCCACTCTAGCGAGACGGATTATGTCATCATTGGATAGCACATTACTGGCGGGGAGAGATCGCATGAGCGAGCAATGGCAGAGGTGCCTCAAGTGGGTTACTGACGCCCTTGAATATTCTGGCGGCACGCACTCAATAGACGATGTTTACCAAGCCTGCGCGATTGGTGAGGCACAGTTACATCCGCTGGAAAAGTCGTGTATTATAACCGAAGTTGTTGACTACCCCAGCCTAACCGTGTGCAGAATCTGGCTTGCAGGCGGTGACTTAGATGAGCTGGTCGAGGCTGAGAAGTCTATTGCAGTTTGGGCTAAGGCTCAGGGCTGCGACGCGATGGAGATCAATGGCCGGAAGGGTTGGCAAAGACAACTGAAAGATTACACCGCCACGTCGGTGGTTTTGACAAAGGATTTGAGAGATGAGTAAAGGCGGCGGTGGAGACACCAGACAAATCACGCAGACAACCAGCGCACCCAAGTACGCGCAGCCATTTCTGGAATTTGGCTTGTCTGAGGCTAAAAATATTTATCAGAACCAGCCGTCTTACTACCCCGGTCAGACAACCGTAGGCTTTAGCCCCGAAAGCGAAATGGCACTTGCCGGAACCCGCCAGATGGCAATTGACGGATCACCGTTTATCGGTGCAATGCAAGACGTTGTTATGCAAAACCTTATGGGTACTAACCCGCTTCAGTCAGCCGCCTTCCGCCCTGT